TCTGAAGGAATCAAACAAAGAGGTACTGCCAAAGTAAACATCAATAAGATTGGGAATGGCACTGTTGCAAAAGGAAGATTTGAATATGGAGCCGCGGGTGCGGCACCTTTTGGTCTTGCAAAGTTTACCTATAATGAAGAACAAGGTATTTTTGAAAGAGGAAAGATTAAAATTATTCCTGGAAAAAATATGGAAATAAAATTTCCACAGGGAATGACAATACAAAAAATGTTAGAAGAGTTGGTAATCATGAGTGACTATGGACAGAGCATAGGACACAATGCACCAACAGATGAAAACGGATTTAAAGATTGGTTTAAGATAGAAGCAAGTGTGTACAATATCACAAACAAAGCACAGGAAAAGAAATCAGGAAGACCACCAAGAGTATATGTATATAAAGTAGTGCCATACAAGGTACACAGTTCTAAATTTGCTCCACCTACTGCACCAGCAAAAGGTGTTGAGTCATTAGAAAAGCAGTGTGTTAAAGAATACAATTACATATACACAGGTGCAAACAAAGATGTACTTGCATTTGACATCAACATCAATACTGCATTTTATACAAGTATTGCTAAAAACACAGATAACGCAGGAACAAACAAGGTTGAAACATCTGGTACTGCTGAAGATGTTTCCGATACAAACTTTAAGCAGTCAGATGGTAACACCAATGAAACCGACAACGGAATATCAGGTGCGTTACCAGACATTGAAAACAAATCAGACTCCGCGGGTGCTGTACCAGAGACTCCAGAAATGGCAGTGGCTAGACGTTTCCACAATGCTATCATAGATAGTGGGTCAGACCTAGTAACAGCGGACATGGAAATATGGGGAGATCCTTACTACATTGCCGACAGTGGAATGGGTAATTACAATTCAGAACCTTTACCCGGAACTATAAATTTAAATGCAGACGGTTCAATAAATCATCAGAATGGTGAAGTTGACGTAAACGTAAACTTTAGAACACCAGTTGACTTTGGCAAGAACGGTATAATGACGTTTCCAGAAGCAACCATAAAGGTTAATGCATTCTCAGGAGTGTATCAGGTTGTTAAGGTAACAAATGTTTTCCAAGGCGGAATATTTAAACAGACACTACAAATGGTGCGTAGACGTAATCAACTTACAGAGGTAAGTGCAAGTGATTCAGACACGAACGCATACCAAGAAGGTAAAAAAGAAAACAAAGTTGGTAACGAAGTTAAAGCGGACGGTTCAGTAGATGCAGTTGAAGTTGATACCTTTGATGATGTAAATGATATAACAGATGAGGACTTGAATACATAATGGCACAGGAAAAACGTACAGTTGATGCAGGTGGTTTAAGTCGTAGACATGGAGTCTACATAGCAAGAATCATTTCACATCTTGATCCATTGAGCAAGGGAGACCTTGAGGTTGAGATACTAAAGACCACAACATCAGGTAATGATGAGGAAGCCGCAGGACAGATCCTACACGTGAGATACCTAAGTTTGTTTGGTGGACAAACAACAGTCAGAGCAAACAGCAAGAACGAAGGTTATGCAAATTCACAGATGAGTTACGGTATGTGGTTTGTGCCACCAGACGTTGGCACCCGTGTTATGGTTGTGTTCGTGGAAGGTTCAATCAACCAAGGTTATTGGATAGGTTGCGTACCAGATGATTACATGAACTTTGCGGTACCGTCAGGTAACTATGCGGCCACAACATTTAATGAATTAAACAACAGCAAAAAATTACCAGTAACGGAATACAACAAACTTACTGAAAAGGGTAGATCAGCAGATCCTACACAGTTTATAAAACCTGTTAGTCCACAGAGCACCGTGTTAAGTTCACAGGGATTATTGTTGGACGAGATCAGAGGTATCACATCAAGCAGTGCAAGACGTGAAACACCTAGTTCAGTGTTTGGCATAAGCACACCAGGGCCATTGGACAAGAGTCCAGGAGCACCTAAAACAGCATACGGTCCTAAGGGAGCAAAGGCACAGATACACTCAATGAGATTGGGCGGATCAAGTTTGGTATTTGATGATGGTGATGATAAGTTTTTACGTAAGGGCAGTGCAAAAAGCACAAAAAGTGAATATGCTAGTGTAGAAGCAGGAGACAAGGACGGCAAAGTTGGTTTGCCAATGGGTGAAAGCATAAGACTGCGTACACGCACAGGTCATCAGATACTGATGCACAACACCGAGGACCTTATATACATAGGCAACGCAAGTGGTACTAGTTGGATAGAATTAAGTTCAAACGGTAAGATAGACATATATGCACGTGATAGTATAAGTGTGCATACTGAAAATGATCTAAACTTTACAGCAGACAGAGATATCAATTTTCAAGCGGGAAGAGAATTTAACTTAAAGACCGCCTCTAATATTAATCTTGACACTGCGGCGAGTTTACGAGCCTACGTGGCAGTTGACAACACAATCACTACACTTGGAAACTTAGACGTAAACACAACAGGAGCAAACAAGTTTACAGCAGGTAAAACAACAGACATACTCAGCGGCGAGAATCATACTGAAACAGCAACAGAGATCCATATGAATGGCCCACAAGCCGCTACCGCTACCGCTACAACTCCGTTGTCTACACATAAGTTACCGCAAGCCGCCAGCGGCTATACACCGCGTTTTCCCGATGTCGCTACCGCTATCGCGGACGCTTCGCTTTCCAAACGCTTACCGCAACATGAGCCTTGGTCACATCACGAAAGCATGGATCCAACAGTGTTTGTTGATACTAAAACAGATAGAACAGAACCAGAAGAATTACCGGCACAAACAGTTGCCTTAACAGTGGATACGTTCAAGAAAGGACAATAAATATTACTATGAGTACACAGGAAAAAGATGTAATAAAAACAGTTAGGGTGCAAACAGCAAAACGCCAAAAGCCACCTGTGCAAAGTCGTGCTTATCGTGGTATAAGCACAGTTGATCCTAATGCAAACGGATTTAATTTGTATGATCTTGCACTTATTAAACAAGACATTATTAATCTATTTCATATTAGACAAGGGGAAAAATTAGAGAATCCAGAATTTGGAACAATCGTATGGGACGCTTTATATGAACCCCTAACAGAAGATTTAAAGGAAGCCATTGCAGAAAACGTTACAGAGATAGTAAACTATGATCCAAGAGTAACTGTTAATAATGTTACTATTGATCAATATGAAAGTGGCTTACAAATTAGTGTTTCACTGACTTATCTACCGTACAACATATCAGAATCATTGCTTTTGACATTTGATCAGAATGCAGGGTTTATATCATAGAATTAAGTACGCAGATAATGGTTTCAGGTAAATACAAATAGTAAGGAAGCAGTATGTCGACAACATATAGACAAAATAGATTATTGTTAGCAGAAGACTGGAAACGTGTTTATCAGTCTTTTAGAAACGCAGATTTTCAGAGTTACGACTTTGACAATCTACGTAGAACAATGATCAATTACCTCAGAACTAACTATCCTGAGGATTTTAACGATTACATTGAATCAAGTGAATATCTCGCTTTGATTGACCTTATTGCTTTCTTAGGTCAAAACATTGCATTTAGAGTTGACTTGAATGCTAGAGAAAATTACCTAGAACTTGCAGAACGTAGAGAGTCAGTTCTCCGTCTAGCAAGATTGCTTTCTTACAATCCAAAACGTAATCAACCAGCAAACGGATTACTTAAATTTGAGTCAGTAGCAACTACTGAAGAAATTTTCGATAGTAACAATGTAAACCTTGCAGGTCAGACTGTGGTATGGAATGATCCTGCAAATACTAACTGGTCAGAACAGTTTAGAAAAGTACTTAATGCCGCCCTACCACAAAATGGAATCATAGGCAAACCGGTAAAATCAGATACAGTCAACGGTATAACTGTTCAGCAGTATCGATTCAATGCCACAAACGCAGATGTACCTGTTTACAGTTTCACAAAAACTGTAGACGGCAAAAGTACAATATTCGAAGTTGTTAGTTCGGATATAGGTACAGGTAAGATTATAGAAGAAGCACCATTGCCTGGAAATAGATTAGCATTTTTATATAGAGAAGATGGCAAAGGAAATGGAAGTTCAAACACAGGATACTTTTGTTCATTTAGACAAGGTGCTTTAGATCAAGGTGGTTTCCAAATTACTAATCCTGGATCTAACCAAGTTGTTCAATTAGATGCAACAAACGTAAATGACAGTGATGTTTGGTTGTACAAATTAGATAACAACGGTGCTGAAAGTCAACTATGGACTAAAGTTGATGCAGTTGAAGGTAACAATGTAATTTACAATAGTGTAAACAAAAGAATAAAAAATATTTACAGTGTTTTAAGCAGAGTTGAAGACAGAGTAAGTTTAATATTTGCTGACGGCACATTTGGAAATTTACCTCAAGGTAATTTTAGAGTTTATTATAGAACATCACAAAATAGAAGTTTTGCAATTCAACCAGATGATTTAATTGGTATAACAGTTACTATTCCTTACACTAGTAGAAACGGTGTAGGTGAAACTTTAACAATTGACATGGAACTAAAGTACACTGTTGATAATGCATCAATAAGTGAAACAAATGAAAGCATTAAAAATAATGCACCTGCTACTTACTACACACAAAACAGAATGGTTACTGGTGAAGATTATCAAGTAAGTCCGTTAAGTGTTTCACAGGAAATTATAAAAGTAAAATCAGTCAACAGAACTTCAAGCGGTATTTCAAGATACTTTGATCTAATAGACTCAACAGGAAAATATTCAAGTACAAACATATATGGTAATGATGGTGTAATTTACAAAGAAGATAAAGATGAAGTTACAAGTTTTAATTTTACTACTAGAACAGATGTAGAAGGTATTGTAGAAAATACAATAACGCCTTTACTACAAAACACAAACATTAATAATTTTTATCTAAGCAAATTCGCAAAAATTGTTGTTGGTGATATTGGTGCAACTTGGGTGCAAAGTAATAAGTCAACAAACAATTCAAATGGATATTTTAAAAATATAAATGACGAAGCATTACAGGTTGGAACATTTACAGGAAGTTCATTAAGATATGTTACTCCGGGTACATTGTTAAAATTTAGTGCACCTGCAGGAAAACATTTTATGGCAGACGACAGTCATACTTTAATGACTGGAAATGCAGATCATCCACAAGCAGTTTTATATAAATGGGCAAAGGTTGTAAGCATAGCAACAGATGGTACTACTGTAACTAACGGTATAGGTCCTATTGTATTAAATGACATTATACCTAGTGATGCAATACTTACTGAAGTAAGACCTAAATTAGCAAATGGTTTGCAAACAGCAGTAAAAAGTCAAGTAATAGATCAAATTTTTGCTTTTAATACTTTTGGTTTACGTTTTGATGTTAATACAGAAAGTTGGAAAGTTATTAAACAAGAAAACTTAAAAACTTCGGGTGCATTTAGTCAAGGACAAACGGGTGACGAATCACAACAGTCACTAGACGGTAGTTGGTTAATGTTATTCCAAACAGATGGAGTAAACTATACACTAACGTACAGAACAACTAGATACGTATTTGAAAGTGATAAAGAAATTAAATTTTACTATGATTCAACAGATAAAATTTATGATAGCAGAACAGGAAAACTTATCAAAGACAAAATTAATATTTTATCTATTAATCAAAAACCAGATTCGCTTACATCTTTTACAACTGACTTTTTATGGCAAGTAAGCAAAGAATTTAGAGATTCAGACAACTATGTAAACAGTAAGAAAGTAGAAGTAAGTTTCTTTGATAACGATAGTGATGGCGTTGTAGATAATCCAGATATATTTGAAGAATATGTAGATACAAATACTAATCCATTAAACAAATGGGTGTTTATGAAAAAAGAAACTACATCAGATCAAAGTGAAATTTACGTTTATATTCCAAGTAGCAATATTACTGTAAAACAAAATGAAGGTGCTGTTGGTACAAGAAGTTCTTACAATGACGGTACAATCTTTTATCTTGTAGATGAAAATGTATTTAAAATTTTAGATTCAACAACACTAACACTTTCTTTAACCACTGACTACAAAGCATACAGAGGTAGAGAAAATATTAAGTTTCAATATGTGCATAGTGCTGATGATTCAAATAGAATTGATCCAAGCAGTACTAATATCATAGATACTTTTATTTTAACAAAATCATATGATACAAAATTTAGAAAGTATATTGCAGGAACTTTAGCAAATAAACCTTTAGCGCCAAGTACAGATGAGTTGTTTACAAGTTACGGTGCAAACATTAACAAAATTAAATCTATCAGTGATGAAGTAATTTATCATCCTGTAAAATACAAAGTGTTATTCGGAGAAAAAGCAGATTTGAGTTTACAAGCAAAATTTAAAATTGTAAAAAATACAGAAGTAGTTGTGAATGACAATGATTTAAAAGTAAAAGTTATACAAGCAATCAATCAATTCTTTGCATTAGATAACTGGGACTTTGGAGATAAGTTTAGTTTCACAGAAATGGCTACTTACGTAATGAATCAAACTGCACCAAACTTATTAACATTTGTAATTGTGCCAGTTGAGGCTAATAAGTCATTTGGTAGTTTGTACGAAATTAATTCTGAGTCTGATGAGATATTCATAAGTGGTGCAACAGTTGATAACGTTGAAATTATTGACAACGTCACTGCTACTAGACTGAAGTCTGAAGGTCAAATAGTAACATCAACTTCGACCTCAACAGGCGGTGTTTCAAGTAGTGCTTTCACTAGTACAACTTCGTCCACAACAACTAGTACTTCAAGTTCAACAGGTTATACTTCTTCAAGTTCTAGTTCGTCAAGTAGCAGTAGTGGATCAAGTGGATCTAGTGGGAGCGGTTACTAATGGCATACGAGAATAACCAAAACGAAAATCCATTACCAACTGGCAAAAACGGCGAAACTAGAAAAGCCAGTCAGTTCTTACCTAGATACTTTAGGACGGTTGCAAATGAAAAATTTGTAAGTTCTACTTTAGATCAATTAATAAGTTCAGGTACTGTTGAAAAAATTAATGGATACATTGGTAGACGAGACGCTAAAGCATTTCAATCTACGGATAGTTATATAAATGACGTAAGTGATTTAAGACAAAACTATCAATTGGAACCTGCTCTTGTTATTGACGATAACATTGGTAATACAAAATTTTACAAAGACTATCAAGACTTTGTTAACCAAACAAAAGTGTTTGGCGGAAATACAAAAGATCATAGTAAATTAAATTCGCAAGAATATTATGCATGGGATCCACACGTTGACTGGGATAAGTTTTCTAACTTTAGAGAATATTATTGGTTGCCAGAAGGACCACAAACTTTAACAGTATTAGGTCAAGCAAAAGGAATTACAAGTACATATAAAGTAACAGTTGAAGATCAAGGCGATAACATGGCGTTTGTTTTTACACCAGACGGCAAGACTGCTAATCCAACATTGAAACTTTATAAAGGACAAACATATAGATTTGTTGTAGACACACCAGGACATCCTATTGCGTTTGCAACCAACAGAGTGTTTACTCCAGGTGCGGCTATTGTAACTGAAACTGTAGAAGGTGTGTTAGCACCAGGAAAATACGATAGTAAGATCTATGACAGTGCTAACTTTGACCAAGACGGATTTTTGGTAGATCCAGTTGAAGGCGGCATTGAAGGATATGAGCCAGGAAAAAATATTAGTACACTTTATAATAAAGGTGTTTCAACATCAGATGGTGTAGTGTATGTTGAGAAGGGTGTATTAGAATTTACTATTCCAGATGATGCACCAGATAAGTTATTTTACATTAGTAAAAATGATGTCAATACATCAGGTAGTG